TGGCTAATAAGACAAGAATGTTGAATGATAAAAAGTTTTTACATAAAAAAGTTTATTAATTATGAGTAGAAAAGTTCCTTCTATTGGTGTCGGTCCTGCGAAGACACCTCGCAATGCTTTTGATTTGTCGGAGCGTTCGCTTTATACACAGTGTGCAGGAATGTTGACTCCCGTTTACATTAAGGAGTTGAACCCTCACGATCATGTCAGTCTTGATATTGTTTCTGAGTTGCAAGCACAGACAATTAAAGGCCGTGCTTTTGTTGGTATGCGTCAATATATGAGTGCGTTTTTTGTGCCTTATTCGTACCTTTGGACTTATTGGAAGTCATTTATTACGGGTCTTTCTCCTAATAATACTGTTAAGTCTTCTGGTCTTCTTTACAAAGGTGATACCGGAAGTTCTATTCTTGCTCCTACTTTTAAGCCGCTCGATGTTTATCGTTTTTTAGCGTCTGGAGGTTCTACTGTATTAGGTGATGATCATGGATTTTCGCCTTTGTCTGGTTTTGTTCGTTTGTGCGATATGCTTGGTTATGGTAATGTTTCTCATTATGTCTATACTGGTCAAGATAAGTTTTCTAAGGCAGATTATGAGGTATTTACTAATTATCAAGCAAATGTTTTGCGTTGGGCTGCTTATCAGAAGATATATCAAGATCATTTTCTTGATGATCGTTTTGAGAAGCGTGCTGTTGATGTTTATCAGCTTGATAAGTTTACAAAGGATTCTTTGAAAGGAAGTTCCGTTGTTGAGATTAGTGATAGTACTTTAGGTATGTTTATGCCTCGTTATGCGAAGTATAATAAAGATTATTTGAATAATTTTCATCAGTCTCCTCTTTTTGTTAGTAGTGTTGACAGTGCAATTAAAACTTTTGTTGGTACTTCTCCGGTGACCGGTTCTTCTCTTGTTAAGCGTGGTCAGAGTTATAATCCTTATCAGCAAGCTGATACGATTTCTTCCGTTATGTGGAATGGTTCTGCACAATCGGAGACTATTTTGTCAGCTGCTCAGATACGTAATTTGTTCGCTCTTGATAAGATGGCCCAGATTTCTGGTCGTGCTGCAAAGACATATTCCGCTCAGATGCGTGCGCATTATGGTGTTAACGTAGACGGTGAAGAACATGTGTCTTATTATTGTGGTGGTTATTCTTCTTCGCTTGATTCTCAAGCTGTGATTGCTACTGCTTCTGGTAATGGTGTTGATTTTGGTCAACAAGGTTCTTTTGTTGATAATGTGTCAAAAGGTCATATCAATTTTGATGCAAAAGATTTTGGTGTGTTTATGGTATTATCTTGGATTGCTCCGGAGCCTCGTTGGGCTGCGATTGCCCCTGATCCTTTCAATGAGAAGTTGACGAAGGAAGATTATTATCATCCTGAAATGGCTGATCTTGGTATGCAGCCTTTGACTTCTCGTCGTTTTAGGCTTGTTGATAATATAAAAGGTGCTACGGGTATTTCTGATAAGTCTGTTTTGGACGATGATAGTGTTGTCGGTTGGACTGAACGTTATGCCGAATATAAGTCAAGTTTTGATCGTCTTCATGGCGAGTTTATTCCATTTAAATCTTTGATTTTTGGTGCTGATGCTACAGCTAAGAATTTACCTCCCGCTTCGCCTCTTGGTTCTCTTAGTTTTTTGTCTACGCATATGCATTCGTTTACGCAGTCTGGAAGTGGTACGGATCTTTCGTGGAAAGCGATTTCGGTTTCTCCAAGTTGTACTGATGATCTTGTTGATTTGAAGTACAATGGTTTACAGTCTACAGATCCTTTCCGTATTGAGAGTGAATTTCGTTGTACTATTGTTCGTGATATGTCTGTTAGTGGTCTTCCACGTCTTTAAAAAAGAGTTATTATGAAGAATTGTTATTTACCTGATGAAATGATTGCTCAGGCGTTGGAGTTCGAGACACCTGAGTCGATGTCTTGGTTGCCTTGTGAACCTCAATCTAAAGAGGCTTACGAGAAGTTGAATCCTCTTTTGTCGCATGGTCATCGTATAAATCCTATTACTGCGATTTTCGATAAGAGTTTGCCGAATGAGGTTATTGTTCAGTTGCAACAGTTTGTTACACAGATTCCGCATGATAAAACAGTTAATGATTTGTCAGATGATGAGTTGATATCGTTGCTTCCTCATCGTGTATTACAACAGTTGCCGGATATGGAACAAGTTCGAAATTATCTTTCTGATATGTATAAGGTATTAGGGCTTATTCCTGATGATCCTGTTTCTGCTGATCCTGCTCCTGATAATCCTGCTCCTGATGTTCCTGCTCCGTCTGACCCTAAACCCGAGTAGTTATGTGTTACTTTAATTTAGTCAGGGGAGAGTTACTCTCCCCTACCTTTGACAATCGAAAGTGTGAAGTAAATGCCGGTAATGTTGCTACTGGTGCTGGTACTGGTGCTGCAGCAGGTTCCGCGTTTGGTCCATGGGGTACTGTCATTGGTGCCGGAATTGGTGCTCTTGGTAGTGTTGTTGGTGGTTTGATTGGTAGTAGTTCTTCGAAAAGTGCTACACGTTTACAAGCAGAATTGCAACAACAAATGATTGATAAGCAGAATGAGTATAATACTCCTGCTAATCAGCGTGCCCGTTTGGAAGCTGCCGGTATAAATCCGTATCTTGCATTACAGAACGGTGCTGTTGGTTCAGGACAGCAAATGCAATCAGGTACTATCCAGCCGATTGACAGTTCTGCGTTGCCTGGTGGTATTATGCAAGCTTCACAAATGATGTCGAATGCTGCTTTGATGGCCGCTCAAGTTCGTAATATGAATGCAGAGGCTGCAGGCAAGGAAATTGATAATTTGTCGAAGCAGAATATTAATGAGGAACAATTGAATTTGCTTAAACAGCAAGTTAACGGTCAATCTATTGTGAATGCTGCTAATCAGTATGATTTGCAACATATGAAGCCTGCTGAACTCATGAAGTTACAAGGTGAAGTTGATAGACTTGCACATGAGACGGCCCTCTTGCTTCAGAAAGGCACTACCGAAGCCCTTAATCAGGGTTTATTAGTAAAGCAAATAGAGCAATTAGGTTTGTCAAACAAGCAGGCCCGTGCAGTGTTGCCTTATGTGATTAAGAGTGCTGAACTCGAGAACAAGGAACAACAAATGCGTGTAAGTACTGGTTATCAGAATGCATTTACTAATCGTTTGAATGCCTATGCTGCGCAAACATCTGCAGGTGCTGCTGCTTCTAATGCTGCTACTAATGCAGGTGTTTTTAAACAACAGCTTGGTAATGATTATTATAAGTATCAAGGTAGGTTGATGAAAACAGATTGGGAGACTGCTGAGTTTGATAAGACTTCGGCTTGGTGGAATTCTTTAGGTTCTCATGTTGGTTTCCTTGAAGCTAAGCGTGATTATGAGTATAATAAGCAGTATTATCGTTCTCCTATCAATGATAGGAATTGGCATCGTGCTGCGTCTGTCATTCCTTTTGTGCCCGGTTATTCTCATGCAACTCGTGCGGCTGTTGGTTCTAAGCGTATATCTGTTCGAGGATTTAAATAATTGTGTGTTATTTTATAATATTGTTTAATTAAGACCGTTTTATTATGGAAAAGAAAAATGTTTGGAAGCTTGTGCTTCAGATTGCAGTTTCTGCACTCACAGCACTTGCAACCGCTTTAGGTGTTCAGTAATTATATTGTTATGTCGTATAAAAAGGTAATTTTTACGGTTGGCATTATTTTATTGTTTATCTATCTTCCGGCTATTCTTATAGGTTTAGTCTTTTTGATAGGTTATTTGTTTAATATTTCTATTTAACATTAACATTAGGCGTGGCTTCGGTCACGCTTTTTGTTTACTTTTGTTAACAATTATATTGTTAATAACAGTTAATTTATTTGCTTATATCGTATTTTATTGCTACCTTTGTATATATAAAAGTTAAACTATTAAATATTGAATTTATGAAAAGTTCTATTTCTGTTTTTGATTTGGCGTCTTTTAATTCTGATAAGACTTCATTGTATTTTAATGAGAGAGATTTGGTTGCTAATGGTTTTGATATGTTAGATATTTCGGAAGCTTTTCCGGAATATGATTTTGTGGAGAATGAGTTTGGTAGGCTTGTTTTTCATCTTGCTTAGTTTTAGGTGTGAGTAATCACACCTTTTTTATTTGTTGTTCGTTAGGTGAGCGTGAGCGAACATAAAAATACGTCCTAACTTCTACAGCTTGGGCCCTTGTGGCCGAACTGTGCTTAACGCTTTTTATTTGTTCTCAAGGTCGCAAGACGAACAGCAGCACGGCGCAGCCGCCTAAAGACCTAAAACTCAAGTCGATTTTATTAATATTCTTTACTTTCAGTTCTCGCATTAGCGATTGCGTGCCTCCGTCCGCAATCATGTTTCCCTTGACAATTATATGAGAACTGACACCACTTTTTGAAAATAAATGTTTAATATTTCTTAAAAAAAAACATTTATCATACTTTAGATTATATTTTTCTGTGTATATTTGCGAATGTAAATAATCAATTAAATAAAAAGTGTTATGAATTTACCTGTAAAAGTGTATGTAGTTACGGTTGTTGATTTTGATTGTGTAATCGTTTATCAGCAAGTTTATGTGAATTATTCTGATGCGTATGCTGATTGGAGGCTTCGGCGTAAGGACTTTTATAATTTGGTTTGTCATAAAGTTTATTTAAGAGAGTTTTAAGGTATGGCTATTGTTGAAAACATGAATTTGTCCCGCCATTTCACATTGTTTGAGATGTGTAATGTGAAAAAATACGGCCGTTTTAATGAGCCTGGTGTGAATGAGATTGCCAACTTGAAACAGTTGTGTTCTTTTCTCGAGATGCTTCGTGACCGTCTCGGCGGTCTGTCGATAATTGTCAATTCTGGTTATCGTAATAGAAATATCAATTTGCGTGTTGGTGGTGTTCTTAATTCTGACCATTTTAAAGGTCTTGCTGCAGATATTCGCGTGATTGGCTACACTCCAATCAGACTTGCAAGATTTATTCGTAGTAATGATTTCTTGAACAATTTTGTAGGTCAAGTAATTATTTATCCCACGTTTGTACACGTGTCGATAAATCGTTTCAAGCATAAGTCACAGTATCTTATTAAAAAAGGAAGTAAGTATGTCCCGTATTAAGCTGTAATCGATTTTGTAAAATTAAATTTCTGATGGCGTTTATTCCCGAGGTCTTTTCTGCTTGTGCGCACCCTGTCCGTTTGGTGATTAACGATGTTGTGCGTTATATGCCTTGTAATAAGTGTGAGCCGTGTCTTACATTGAAAGCCTCCGGTCTTCGTGCTCGTGTAAAAAATGAAGCCGATTATCATCGTTTTACTTTTTTCTGTACAATGACTTATGACAATGCTCACGTACCTTTATGCAGTTATTCGGATTATTTTGGCAGATGGATGCGTTCTGACATTGAACCGTTTGGTAAATCTACTTCGGTTAGCCCTTACGTTGATAATGGCTATTCGCCCTCTTATGCGCAAAATCAGTTGCTACCGGAAAAGTATAGCAAATATTGTTGGCGTCCATGGATTACAAATTTTCATCATCGGAATTCTTGTGGTGTTGACGATAGTCGAAATTATTTTGCTGTTGTCTCTGTTGCTGACTGTCAAAAGTTTTTGAAGCGTCTTCGTAAAAATTTATCTTCTGAGTATAATCGCGAACAACGTCGTATTTGGAAGTTTAGATATTTACGATTGAAAATGGATTATGGCTATACTGATGGCATGTCTGATTATACATTTAAACAACTTATAAAAAACAATTCTGTTTATGAGAAAGAGAAAGAAAAAATCTTGGCTGGACTTCGTGAAGTCCGCAAGTATCGACCCAACCTTTTACGATATTTCCTTTGTGCAGAGTATGGACCTGAGACGTTCCGTCCGCATTACCATGCCCTATTGTTCACAAATGATGAAACAGTTGCACGACTTATCCCCGCTGCGTTCGCTAAGAGTTGGACGTGCAGCCTTGGTTCCACTCGTCCCATTGAGCAAGTCGAAAGCAGTTCCCGCGCAGTCGGTTATGTTTCGAAATATGTTACTGGCAATACTGATTTGCCGGGAATTCTACGAGAAAAATGTACCCGCACGTTTTATTTGGCAAGTCGACGTCCTTGTTTCGGGACTGTCGCGTTTGATTACCAGAAAGTACGCTCGTACTTCGACAAAGGAACTATTTTCGATAGTATGCCGGTCTATGACAAAGACGGAACATTCGTGGAGTTTGCTGATGTACGCGTTCCCAAAAGTGTTGTATCTCGATATTTCCCAAAGTGTCAAGGCTATGAGTCGTTGTCTTATACAGATAAATTACGTGTATATTCGCGATTTTTTACGTGTACAGGACGAGATAAACAAGTAACTAAGGATATTTACAAGCCTTATGAGTTGTATCCTCGTTATGAGCGCAATCAGGACAATAAAGGTGTATTGCTTGATTTGAATTATGTTGCTCCTGTTCAGGATATTCTTGCCGCTCGTGCTTGTGCCCGTTGGTGTGACCATTTTAAGTGCTTACCTTCCGACTATGTTGAGGTATTGGATTGGTTCTATTATAAGATACAGATGTCGTTGCTTGCTGGCCAATACACGTTGGCCGAGCGTTATAATAATGTTTGCTATGATGAAAGTTTATTGCTTGAATTGCCGAAGTCCGTCGGTTATATGATGCCCGGAGAACATGTCCAGCGTTTACATTATAGTTTTGAATACGTTCAAATGGCGTTGGATTGGTTCCGTTGGAATTCTGATTTGTCTCGTGGAATAGAGAATGTCCTTGGTTTTGATGTTGGTTTCTTTTATCATGATGATGGCAATCTTGATGAGGACGCTGTAAATCGTTTCCTTGAAAGAAATCAAGAGTATCAT